TACAACAACGACAAAGAGAAGATTCGTTCGTTTGTGATGTATGTAAACTGTTCTCACGGGAAAGGCATTAAATTTATTCGCGAAGAACTCAAATTTTTTGCGAAAACGCATATAAACTCCAATGGCGGAAATACCTTCAAAAGCATCATATTGCAAAATGCCGACAAATTGACCATTGATGCGCAGTCTGCCTTACGTAGATGTATAGAATTATTTAGTCACAACACGCGATTTTTCATTATCGCACAAGACAAATACAATTTAATGAAACCGATTATTTCAAGGTTTTGCGAAATTTATGTGCCGGAGCCTATGATTCAAAATGAAATTGTGAATTTATACAAATACAACTTGAATAACGTGTTTAAACTGAAAAAAATCAAGACTGCTCGTCTCGAAAGTCTTCGAAAAGATATTTTGAAAACGTTGCATAATCAGGTTGATATAAAGGTGCTGATGGACTATTGCAATCAACTGTATGAAAAGGGGTATTGTGCTTTAGATGTGTTGGCCTTGTTAGAGAACTATAATTTTTTGGAAGATATTATTTCAATCGATCGTCGCCATGAATTGCTGATTTCGTTCAACCGAATTAAAAAAGATTTTAGGAATGAAAATTTATTGTTGTTTTTTATCTTTCATTTTGTGTATTTGAGTTCAGAATTGTCTTTAGAAAATATAAGTTTTATGTAAATGGACGATTTTAATGTGAGTGCATTGCATGAATCCAAGAACGAGTGGGGAGCTCGATTAATTACTATTCTTACCCCACTCATTATTGACGGGTATAAGTCCATCTTGGACGAATCGATTAAGCTGTGTAAAGATACAAATGAAATGAACAAGTATTTGATGACTTTTCAGAACTTGATATCTAGAATTCCCAAATGGAACCAGCAAATTGTGGAAAATGAAAAAAAACGCATATGTGAAAAATCCGGTTGTGTATATTTAGAAGATTTAGTTACATGTGTTCATATTATCCAACTTAAAATACTGACAGCAATGCGAGTGGGACAAAAACAGAAAAAAATCGATATTAATATTCCAAAGTTGAATGATTTTATTCATAATGTGTACATTAATGTTGCAAGAAAAGTGTATAAGAATGTATATTTATTTGAAATAAATGTACCACCTCTACAAGTTCAAAAGAATTATCGAGAATTGGAGATTATTGTGCAAGAGTGTATTTTGAACACATTAAGAGAGAGTATTCCGGTCGAGGCTATCTTAAAGTCTTATATGGATGAAACGGTAGAAGAAGATGTTATTGAGGAAGTGAAGGAGGAAGTGACACATGAGCCGATTATGGCGCCAAAAGAGCAGGTGGCGATGGTAGCTGAGACAACGGCTACTGATACTGACGCACAGAAGGGAATTAGTTTCAATAACATTGATTATGTAAAGACTGACAATGGTGTTTCCCAGGTGAATGCTCCCAAAAACATTGAACGATTGGAAGAAATTAGTGCGTTTCGAAACGAACAGCGCAAACGCGAAATGGAAGAAGAGGACAACAATATTCGGTTGCATATATCCGACCAGCCTTTCGACATCAATAAATTAGATGTGCATGATATGGAAGAGTCTAAAATGGAGTTGTTGCCAGAACTGATTTTTGACGAAATCGAAGTATTGGATTAAACACACTCGACCTAAATAATACGTTAAAATAATCATAAGATTATGCTTGATTATTTTAATGACAAATATTTTTATTGTCGCGGCAGTTGTTTCTTTTGTGTTTCTTGTTGCTAAATTTTTAGAGATGCGATACATCGACAAGGAAAGCAAACCCCTCAAAGTGTTGATGAAAGACACCTTGTTCGTTTATTTTTCGGTTATTTTAGGCGATTTTGTAATCACGCAAATTTATTCCTCCATGGCGAGTGATGGCAAGGTTGTCACACCAGTCTTCATTGACAATCCCTCTTTTTAACGACCTGTCCATATTTTCACTATTTTATAGTTTTTCAAAGGTTCCTTCTTTTTACAATCTTCTTCATATTCATCAAACGAATAACCCCATTTATGATATTGTAAAATATTACCTAATATAGAGCGAATCTGTTTTATTTTTTTATATTCGGTGAAAAAAATACATCCAAATATTCTCTCTAAACAACATCGGTCTTTTCGATTGTGCACCACATTCACTAAATTCGTAATGTAGTATTTTAATTCAATGTGTTTTAGAAATTCCAGATTAATATAACATTGCACACCAAAACAACCGTACCAAACATCATTGTGCATCGTTAATACTAGTTTACTATTGTCCAATTTATGTTCCAGCAAATGACTATTGCGAATACTTCGTAAAATTCGTTTTGTATTTACAACATTTTCTGTGTCCGCCGGAAAAAACCACAAAGGCAACACTAAAATGTTTTGCAATGAATCAAAATTTATTTTTTTGTGCAAAAATACACTGTCATGAATAATAAATGCATTTTCGAAAAATTGGTGTTTTAGCAAATAATAATAAGGAAGCAGTTCGCCTCTACCAGGAAACTCTGACTGTATGATTCGAATCGTACTTAAATCATGTTCCGACTTTACAAAATCGTAATTGCTGTTGTCATCAATAATAACAATGTTGGGATTTCCATACAATTGTTTAAGCAGTCGAACGTTATGATTCCAATACTTATTCGTTTTTTCCGAATTTACATGTCTCGTAATAATGAACCCATATTTTTCCATAATCTTTGTATATTATTATAGAAAAATAATTGCTTAATTTTTTCGTGTTCGTCTTTGTTTTTGTTTTTGTCTTTGTGTTCGTCTTTGTCTTTGCTTTTTCATAGTGTGTTTTTTGGCACCCCGTTTTTTTATTCTTATTGCACCGCCATAATACACCATTAATTTTGGAAGCATGTTTTCAATTCTCTCTTTGAGTTGTTTTAATTTTCGCAACATGTTTGTTTGCAACACCGTTTTTCGCAAATTCTCTGGTTCCAACCGTTCAATTTCTTCATAAAAAGAGTCGACATCTTTCATCCATTCCGTTAATCTGTCTATGTCATCCTCTAGTTTTTTTTGACATTCTTCATTTGTACCTTTCACAAGACTCATCATACGCGCTTCTTTGATATCTTTCTGAACATCCTTCAATCCATTTTCGATATCATATTCTAATTGAATTACGCCATAATATGCATTCTCTCCATTATAATTTGGCGGATTCACAGCTTCACGAATGTTGTCAGTGGTCATACCTGGGAACAAAGCCATTTATATATATATTATTATTCGATAATAATTCGTCGATGTTGATAATCAACCCATCATTTATCTCAAATAACGGAATAATATACCGACTAAACTCGGGACGTTCTAATTGTGCGTGGGGGGTATGTTTGTGCACACATCGTGCAATCATTTTGTATAACTTAAAATCTGGATATCTCTCCACTCCATTGTTTTTATAAAGCATATTAATGCCTTTGTCATCTAAACACCACTCGACCACCAAACGTGTGACTGGGTCGCTTATTTGTGACACTTCTTTCACTTCATTAAAATCTTCCACTAAATAATCAAAGATGGAGCACGCCAATCTGCATAAATCAAAGCTTGAATTTGGGTCTAATCTTGGCTTCTTCTCATTAAAATAAGGCTCAATGTTATATTGCGTTGCCGCATCACCGCCTTGTTTGAAACTGTCGCTGCAAAAAACTCTTCCGTTGAATCTAAAAATACTTCTGCCAAAATCAATAATTTTATATATCCTACCATATGTTGGAACTTTATACACATTTTTGTTATAAATATAATAAATATACTCCTCGTTTGTCGATGAATACATTACATTATTTGTATGCAAGTCATTATGGGTAAAATGAAATAATTTTTGATACGTTAACAATGTCATGATAATTTGCATAAATGCGGAAAACCATTCGTCGGTGCTCAATTCGTTTTTCAAAATCAAATGGTCAAACGTATTTTCACAGTACTCCATCGCAATCAATTGAATCGGGAATTTTGGAATGGTTGCCTCAATCATCACCTCTTCCTCATCTTCTTCATCCTCCTCTTCATCCTCCTCCTCTTCATCCTCCTCTTCTTCCTCTTCTTCATCCTCTTCTTCATCCTCTTCTATATCCTCCCAATTCTCTTCTTCATTTGCGTCGTCATCTTCTTCGTTATTTTCTTCATCGTCTTCTGCATCTTCGTCTCCATCTCCTTGCAAATCATTCTCATCATTTGTGTAAGATGAACGCGACGAACAACTTGAATTGGAATGCAAGGATATATCGGCAGAACTTGGACGATTCACAGAAAACTCTTGCAACAATTCTTCGGTTTCTTTTTGATTCACTTGTACCTCTTCCACATTTTCTAAAATATCTTCAAACATGTCATTGTCAAGCAATTTCAGCGAAACAGCATTGCCTATCTGAATCGGCTGTAATTTTACCGCATTTTCTTTAAACAAATACTCGTAATCATCGACATAAAACAAATGATTCTTATGTTTATTGAAAAACACCGAATTGTGCAAATATTCCAGGTCATCGAAAATGTTCAATGTAAAATTGTTTTTGTGCGTGAGAAAAGAGCCATAATAATGAACTCCATGCACAAATTTGAAATTCTCTCGAAGTTGACTGGTTAAAAATACAAACAATCCATCGACATACGCTGCATTATTTACGTCAAGCACTTTGGGATTGCACTCTTTCGATGTCGAATTTAGTTTGGGAAGATTGAACAAGGTTTTGTCTTCGATATCATATTTTCCAATCATATATTTATAAGGGTCTAACAAAGGAGCCATCTTAAAAAAAACGGGTTGTTCTTTACTTTGACTGAAGTCGGTTTGTGCGATTTCAGTTTGTTTAATTCTACAGGCAAACACATTTTTTTTTATTTCGCTCATAATGTCTGTGATATGATAGGAGTGTTTCAAATTGATTGTATTGTAGTTGGTGTCGTTTAAATTAAAAAAACAGGTATAAATAGGTATAAAATTTTGAGTTTGAGAGGCATGCAGTATGGTCGGGTCCTCGAAGCGTTTGAACAGTTCAGAATTTCTTCGTTTTTGGTAGTGGATAGAAATCATGTTTAGCTAATAAAAACAAAAATAAAATATATTTTAAACTTATAATTTTCTCTAAACTTAAACTATATAGTTATCACACAATGTCTTTAATGCGTTTATTTTAAAAAAAAATATCGCATATAATTATTATATGACATTAGAACTTAAAAAATTCGATATGAAAAGTATTCAATTTAAGCCAAATGAAAATAAAGGTCCAGTCGTAGTGTTAATTGGAAAACGTGATACTGGAAAATCTTTTTTAGTGCGCGATTTGCTATATTATCAACAAGACATTCCTATCGGAACAGTGATTTCCGGCACAGAAGAAGGAAACGGGTTTTACGGGAAAATGGTGCCAAAGTTATTCATACACAATGAATACAATTCGGCCATTATTGAAAATATTTTGAAGCGCCAGAAAACTGTGCTAAAACAAGTGAAAAAGGAAATGGAAACATACAAAAGAACCACTATCGACCCTCGAGCCTTTGTAATATTAGATGACTGCTTATATGATAACACCTGGTCTCGTGACAAATTGATGCGGTTATTGTTCATGAACGGTCGTCACTGGAAGGTAATGTTGGTCATCACCATGCAGTACCCCTTGGGTATTCCACCCACATTAAGAACCAACATCGATTATGTGTTCATTCTTAGAGAGAATTATATTGCAAACAGAAAACGCATCTATGAAAATTATGCAGGCATGTTTCCGACCTTTGAAGCGTTCTGTCAGGTGATGGACCAATGTACCGAAAATTACGAATGTTTGGTCATTTATAACAATTCAAAATCAAATAAATTGAACGACCAAGTGTTTTATTACAAGGCAGACCAACACAACGATTTTCGACTGGGGTCCAAGGAATTCTGGGAATTGTCCAAGGGCATAAAGGACGAAGACCAAGAAGAACAATATGACCCCACAAAAACAAAAAAGAGGGGAGGCGGACCACGCATCAATGTGAAAAAAACAACCGGCTGGTAAGGAGGAACGACGACTAGATAAGGAGGAACGACGACTAGATAAGGAGGAACGACGACTAGATAAGGAGAATAGAGACAATAATATAATACTTATTATATAATAAATATTATAAATACTTAAACATTTTAATAGAAGAAGTGTTAACGTATTCAATGAAAATTGGAGTTGCGATTCCTTGCTATTCTGGACATGTTTCCCATTTATACCAGTTGCTCGATTCTATAGACGAACAAACGGTGCTCCCTCATAAAGTGGTTGTATGCTCTTCTTCCACAAACAATATTCAACTTACCAAAGAATACAAGTTTCCAATCTACCTCGTCATTACACCCGACAAGAAAACCGCCGCGGAAAATAGAAACATTGCCATTCAAAATCTAACGGATATGGATTGTGTCACCTTTTTTGACGCGGACGATATTATGCATCCACAAAGAATTGAAATATTATTAAATACCTTTGCCATGTACAATTGTGATATTATATTACATAATTATTCAAACGCTACAGAGAACAATAATGTACATAGATTTGAACCAATCCATCATGTAAATGCAAGAACAGGTACTTTGGTGAAGAGTTGGTCTGGTAGCATCACGCATATGAAAGGATACAATGAAGCCATTGATAAAATACATCATTCGCAAGTCACTGTAAAACAATGGGTGCTAAAAATTGTGCGATTCCCAGAAGAACAGGCGTTTTATTGCAAAGAAGATTGTGAGTTTTGTTTCAGGGTATTTAGTTTGCCCAATGTGCAACACGCGTACATTCAAAACGATTTATCGCAATATCTTCCATCTCAAACTGGCGGCATCCGTTCATAATATCGGCATTTCGTTCAAACGGATGGTGACTGGATACTTAATAAAACAATAATCCCTCCACGTCGTATGATGCGAATGATTTAATTCACACCATTCAAATAAATATTTGCCATTCGACGCTTTCAGTGGAAATTCTCTCCACAAATTGTACTTGAAATGAAAGAGTAAATTCATAATACCCATTTCATTTGTTTTACACAAGGTGTATGTATTCATCGCCTCCACCAATTGCGTCTTGTTGCATATCTTTAAAATAGACGTGTCATACACCCACATACAATTCAACATATGTTGTTTTCCAAGAATGTCTTCTCCAAAATCACGCTTCAACCATTCGACTGTCTCTGCACAATCATAACTAATCTGGTTTTGAAACAAATGGTCTGGCTTGTAAGTTGGTGCTGCATCATTCTGTGCCAATAACTTTCCCTTGTAATCCAACTCCAACAAATACGACACATTGTCCAACACTCGGAGCCCACAATCTAAATACACCACCCTGTCCCACTTTAAAAAGTAATCGTCAAACACATGGAACTTCTCCCACTGATTCAATTTATACAATTCTCTCTTGTCACTGTTGGAAAACCCAGTTGGACCAATTTTACTCAATAAATGCGTCTTGTCAATCAAAGGAAACTTGGCTTCAATCAAATGAAATTCTCGCTTCACATGTTCGTCTAACTCAAAATCAATCGTTATGAGTACGATTTCTCCAGTCCAGCAACCGACCGTCCTTACGTCACGAATGGTAACGATTGCTTTATGGTAATAACACTTGTCAGTAATCAATACGAAAACAGTATTTTCCATTGGGTGTATATTATTATATGCATAAATATTTAAACCCTTGAAGATTTAAATCCACACCCTTTTAAAACTACTTAAAGAAAATATAAATAACATAATTGAATATATACACAATGGGTGTAATTATATTATTGATTTATTATATAAACAAATATGAAGAAAATATACACTTATTTATTATGGATGGCTGTATTCATATTTCTTTTATTGCCATTCTTTGTAAAACCGACTATTAGAGAAGGAAATATTATAAGAGATGCTAAAAAGGCAGTTAATAAGGTCGCTGATAAGAGCAAAGATGCTATAAAAAGAGCAGAAGAAGAGGCAAAACGTTTGGCCGAAGAAGTTGAAAGGCAACTGCAAGCAAATATATTGCAATTTTTTGAACGTTTAGCAGGGTCTGTAACAAAATTGGCAGATTCTCTCTCATCAATAAATAATATACAAGTGTAAACATGTAAAGATTATCTCACGAATGTATATGAAAGACACATTTCTATTATTACTCATTGTTTTTTTTATCATTGTTTTCATACTATATATTATCAATTCTTTTAAAGCAAAACAGGAAGGGTTTAACGTGTCAGATGTGGATAAGGTGATCAATAAAATAGACAGTGTTGTCAATATGGCTGGAGAGATTCCCAAAAAAATAGACAATATCTCAAGCAGTTTAGAAAATAAATTAAAAGATGGTATGAACTCCGCGAAAAATGAAATAGAGGGGAAAATGGTTACTCAAATCAATCAATTAGGGACTCAAATTGAGAGAAACATGACAAGTCAAATCAATAATTTAGGGAACGAAATTAAGAAAAATACGCTTGACCTTATCACCGAAAAATTCACATCCATTTTTAAACAACTCGAAACGATTTTTGACGAGGGCCTGATAAAGCCATTTGCTTCTCTCTTTGAAGGAATTGGAAACATCTTTTTGCAAATCTTCAACATCCTAAAAATGATTGGCAACAAAATCGCCTCTTTGCCGAGTTGTTCCATTGTCTATGGTATCAAAACAACCATCGACATTATGTATTCTATTTATGCAGGCATTATGCCTTCTTTTTTACGGTCGTTTTTCGACACATTATATGACTACACATTTGGAATTCTATTTAGCTTTATTGGATACATAACAGGCTATACAGATGCAGTAAAGAGGTGCTATGGGTTCAATGTAAACGACGAAATTGATAAAATGAACGAAAATGCAAAAGAGATACAACGAGCCTTTGTGAAAGGATGGAAGTTGGATTTTAAAAAAATTAAAATATAATCGCAGGTTAGTATATAAATATGAACCCGCCGCCTCAAACGCAACAACCAGTGGCATCCAGTAATTTAATGCAAGTTGGTGGAAAAACAACCATCTTTACACCACTTATTCATAGCATTAATTATTTAAATAGCCATGTCATATATTTAAACAATAGTAAGTTTTTTGCAGGCATAATAATGATATTGCTCAACGTTGGCTCTAAATTTATTCAAATCCAATTTAGCAAGTCTACCGAAGAATATTTGAAATACTCTGTCAGCAAACAGTTGTTGGTCTTTTCCATGGCATGGATGGGAACTCGCGATATTTATACTGCACTAGGATTGACCGCCGTGTTTACCATTTTGTCTGACTGCCTCTTCAACGAAGAACATCCCATGTGCATTGTTCCCGAAAAATACCGAGTACTCCATAAAATAATTGACACCGACAATGACGGTGTTGTTTCTGAGACAGAATTGGCTGCCGCCATCGCAGTACTTGAAAAGGCCAAAAAAGAAAAGCAACAAAAAATACAAAAGGAAGCCTTTCAAAAAATGAATTTTCAACGAACCTTTGCATAGTTCTAGCGTCGCCTGCTACTATGTCGTCTTCGGTTTTGCCTTCTTTTTTGTATGCGCGCACGTTTTCTTGTCTTACCGCCTACAGTCGTTGCCTTCTCTTGTTTTTCCTTCTCTTGTTTTTCCTTGTTTATCTCTTCTTGTTTTTTCCTCTTCTCCTCTTTAATAACAGCATCCTCTTGTGCTCTATCTTTTTTCAACTGCTCTCTTGCATCGTTACGTCGCTTTTTTAATTCGTAATCTTCGTTTCGACGTAAGTTTTCCAATTCAGTCTTCATAGCATAATATTGACTACTATTTAATTGTCTTTGTCTTAAGTCATAGTCTTCTTGTTGTCTTCGTTTAAAGATTTCGTCGTCTTCATCTCGTATTCTTTTTGCGATATCTTCATCTTCCGTCTTCCTTGTACGCACCAAATGTTCTTCTTGCATATTCAGTACATATTCGCGACTTTTATCTGCAGACAAATAATTATAGTTAACGGGAGGTCTGTATGTTCTACCCGTTAAAATAGAATAATGTTTCCAAATAGAATTGTATTTCGAGTTGCATTTTAATTTTTTTAATTGTTCGGGCGTGATGGTCGTTCCAGGAAATAATTGCAATTCGATTTGAATGTCGTAAGAAAGGGTGACGGGGCCGCCGCC